CACCACTCTTTTTTAGTTTTTTCTTTAAATCTTTTATTAAATGCTCTTATTTTCCACATAATACAATCACAACTAGTAAGTGATAGCATACACTCTGAACAACCAATTCCTCTACAACCCATGCTATCAGGCAAACAATCAGCAACCAAAGATAAAAATTGTGCTGCGTTTTCTGGTTTTGTTAGCCATTCTTTATTTATTTCCTTTGTTATTTCAGATACATTCATTTAATTTCATCCTCCTGTATTCTGCTCTGAATTGTTCACTATTTTCATTAATCATACCGTGTTCATATTCTATCCAGTTTTCTTCTTCATTCGCATTAACAACCTGTAACGGTATCAGTCCAGGGTTGTATATGTGTTTGGGACAGCCTATACGCTGCTCAATTGAGTCTAATGGCTTGTTAGTCATTTCACAGAGCCAACCATCAGCACATATCGTCACATGGGCACAGGTCCGGCAGTTTATCTCTGGGATATCTACAGAGTCACAAAGAGGTTTGTATGCGCAGAACATGCAGTCGTAATACGTTGGATACGGGTCCGGCATATCGTCTCTGAAAATGATTTCGTCTGCTTTTTTCATTAGCAGTTTAGCATACTCGTTGTCATATTCGATAACCTTATGATAGATATCATCTGTATCTTTGCATACGACAAAATAGTTTGCCGTGTTGCATCCGGACGAGTGCATGTATTGCTGCATCTGTGCGAGATGCTGACCGGGGATACCCTTGATTTTCAAGTCTTTAAACTTCTTTGCAGACATAGTCTTGATTTCAACAATTGTATCATCCAGCATGGCGTCGATAGACCCTGCATAATGGCCACCAAAACAGTTATACTTAGTCTGTTCATCGTGGATATTAAGACCGATATCCTTTAGGTTGTTTAAGAGTCTCGTTTCTTCAAAATGACCGGTTTCAAATAATCGCAATATGCGACCGTCGAATCCTGGAGGGTAACACCATCGAAACTCATAGAACAGGGCACGGTTACACTTGATACCTATTCTGGATGCTCCAAGATGGTCCCGGCGGTAGTCGTCTTGTTTCCGCTGGTAGTGTTCAAAAATAGTTTGGGGTATCATGATAGTTTACTCACCTTGATGCATCTGTGATACTTCAGTAATACATTTTTAATTGTTTCAACATCTTCTTCGGTGAAATCACCAATACACATGTTGCTTACATCATACACACGATACAACTGTGGTTTTTCCTGGCTTCTTGTTATGCTCCTAATAATTGAACGGATGCATCTGTCAACACCGTATGTTTGGTGACATTTGCTACAGAATTTAACATCACTACACGTTTCGTCAATGTTTATTGCTTTACCAACCAGTGAAAGAAGTTTCAAGAGGGTTTCGCCTGATTTGAAATACTCACACAGTTCAGTATCATTTATCCAGATTGAGCCTTGCATTTTGCTACATAACGACTGTAAAACAAGTGGAGGAATTTCATCCATTTGTTTATCCCTTCTTCCACGGCACATTCGGCTTTTCAGTCTTTGATGCTCCTTGTGTTCCTGCAACTGCCTTATATCCCCGGATGTTATTCTTCTCCGGGTATTTATCATCTGCAGGTTGGATAACAACTTTTACTGTCAGAGGCTTACTGTGTAGCTCAGAAGAGTCTTTAGGTTCCATGACATTGATAGCCCGGCATATTGCCGAAAGGTTAGCCTGGGCTATCTGTTGGGTCTTTGGGTTAGGATTCTGGATGTTGAGTCGGTCCCACAGGTAACGGTTCTTAAAGTCACCTTCAAGCACCTGAAACTTGAGCTCGAGATACTTCCCAGTTCCCTCTTTTGTTTCTTTTATCTCGCTTTCAACAATTGATACGGTGTATTCCCCTGGTGGGAGAACGTCAAAACCGGTTGAAGGGTCAACTTCGCCGGCGTTAAAGTTTAAAATTGCCATTTTAGTTACTCCAAATCTTCATTGATTAAGATTCTCGCGTCTTTCTGAAAGTTGCGCATGATGTTTGCTGAGGGGGCTGTATACTTATCTAACTGAAGCCGTATTCCAAACTCTTCTTTGATAAATGTTGCAATAAAACCATTTTCTACATGGGTTCCTGTAGAGTCTACAATGGCGACATATCCGACAATTTTATGTTTGGTATTTAACATCCGTGATTTTCTGTCTTCATCCTGTTCTTGGTCAATTAACTGTTCCGGTGTAAACAGTCTTATGTATAGAGACTGTTCTTCTTTTGGCGTGTCTTCAGTCCATACGCCTACAACGTCTTTTGTGCTCATGGTAAATACTTCCTGATTTCCTGCCAGTCCATAGGTAACACATCTGGCATGGTATACCTGGTCTTTGCCGTGTATGCCGGGCTTGCTACGAAATGTGCTACTCGTTCACCTGTGCTCACGGCACGGTTTCTCTTCTCTGAAAATCCTACGTCTTCGGTCTGGATATACGTTTTAAGGTTGCAGAACCCTATAACGTCTGCAAACTCTTTGATAATACCAACTGCTCTTTTATGCAGTTTAAATGTGTAGGTATCATACGGAGGATGAATCGGGTCTTCTACTCTTGTGATTGCAGCATGAGCTGTCATGATAACCATCATACCAGCGTCACGGATTCCATTTACATAGTCTACAAACAGACGCCACTCTTTATCTGCTTCAACATAGCCTTTACCATATCCAGGGGCCTCTATTGACCCAACTTTTATACGGTCACATGTCGATTTCCAGATAAGAGGTTCCAACCAGTCTAAAGACTCAATGACTACTGTTTTGTAATCGTGTTGTTCGGTTCCAAGAGACTCCAAGGCGTCTAAAACATCAGATAATGTTTTTGCAATTGGAAACGCTGGTATGTTCTCATCAACCAGGCCGTCTTCGGTCTGGATGAAAACCGGCGATTCTGTGTTTTTACATAGCGTGGTTTTGCCTATACCTTCCGGGCCGTAGATGATTATCCTGGGGGGTTTTAAGGCGTTTCTTGAAATGTCTTTTAGTGAGATTGCCATAATTGTCTAATTTCTCGTTTACTTTATTGTTCAATTTTCAATACAGGTTTAGTTTAAAGATTTAGTTTGCGCATGTATCACTTCCATGATTATGATGTTTATTTTATACGTATAAATAATTTGTTACATAACAATGATATAATAACACCACTAATTAATACATATGCTAACGCTAGAACAAATTAGAAGAAAGTTAAAGGATAGGAACCTGAAAAAAGTATCAGAAAACACTGGTATTAGTTATCCTGCAATTTGGAACTTAGTTAATAAGGAGCAGGAAAACACGCATTATAAGACCGTTAAGAAACTTTCAGATTATCTTGAGGAGAAAGAATAATGTCTGGTGTAATTATTAAATGTCCAAATTGTGGCAGAGGTAATATGAAATCTGGTGGAAGTGCTTCAGTTGGTAAAAAATGGATAAACCAAATAGGAACGCAAAGTTTAAAGAAATATAGAGGTATTGAGGTTTGTAATGAACACTGTTTAGTTTGTCAGAGATGTGGTTACATAATGAAATGCTAATCATGGTGTTTAAATGGACTCCACTTATGAAGCTGCATTAAAGTATATCTCCACGTATGGCTTTTCTCTCGTTAAATTACCATATGCTAGTAAAGGACTATTTACAGAAGGCTGGAACAAGAAGGAGAACGTTATAGACACGTTAGATAAAGCAGACGTGTTTAGGAGAGAACCGAATTGTAATGTGGGTGTGGTTCTGAAATTCTCAAACCTGGTATCTTTTGATATAGACAACGAAGAATACACGAGACAGATTTTTTATGTGTTTGGACTTGATTATGACGAACTGCTTGAAAAGGCGCCTCGGATAGTTGGCAGACCAGGTCATGACAAAGCCCTGTTTCGTGCGCCAGCAGGTGTAGTATTAACCCAACATCAGCTTAAATGGCCGAATAGAGAAGGAACTGGATATATTACTATATTTGAGTTAAGAGCCGGAGCTGTTCAGGATGTTTTACCTCCGTCTATGCATCCAGATACAAAGGTTCCATACACCTGGAAGCGTTCTTTAGAACAGGGTATACCTGAACTTCCACAAGAGATATTATCATTCTGGAATGATTGGGATCATTTTGCGCCTCAATTTATAGACGTGTGCCAATGGGCTCCTGAAAGGACACCAGAACCTCCTAAAAAAGCGAGAAACAACTTCGGACCAAAACGCGAAGGAGTTATACAGAAGTTCAACGATTCAAACGATATTCGAGATTTATTAAAAGAATACGGTTACATAAAAAAGGGAAGCCGGTTTCTTTCTCCTGGAAGTACTACAAATATGCCCGGAGTGGTTACAACATCTGAAAACCGGTGTTTTTCTCATCACGTTCATGATGTGCTAGGAGACGGTCATACTCACGACTGTTTCGATTTATTCACGACGTTTGAACATTTCGGAGACTTGAAGGAGGCCGTTTTAGCAGCCGAGAAGATGTTTAATATCGAACGGATTGAATACGACCCTGAAGCCATAGAGCACGGTAAGACAGTAGTAGACAGGTTCACAAAAAAGCATTCTGTATTTAAGGACGACGATTTATTACGTGTACCTGGAGTTTTGCAGCAGGTTGTTGATTATTATCAAGAGAGTGCACAAAAGCCACAAATTGAGTATGCTATA